CGGCTTCCGAGGTTATACTCATTCATAGACACCTTCCTCCTTGTTCCAATTAGGTTCGTATTCGCCTACTTTCTCTTCGTAATCACTGAATGAGGGATATGCTTTGCAGCATTCTTGAGCATAATTTTTGTTATCGTAGATGGCATTACAAAGCCCACACGCGAAAAGAGTCCTTACAGGTTCTGCCTTAAGAAAAATCCACGCTAAGTCAAATGCACTCACAGTCTCGCCTCCTCACTCCTTTCCGCCATATTATATTCCATTGGTTTGTTACATGCTCCGCATGTTTCTCTAAACATAAAATGCAAGAAACCACAGTAGCGACATCGAGTACCAGAACCAATATTTAGGATATCTCCTATGTTCTTATTTCGTTGTCGCTGCTGTGATACCACTCCTGCTAGTGGTTTTTGTGTATCGAAAACCGCACCCTCACCTATACTAGATGAGTAACGAACATTTGTTTTTTGAGCAACGTCTAAGTCCTCAATGTCCATTTCACGGAGTTCAAATCCCATGTATGACACCTCATACATAGGTCAAGACAATAAATGCCTGTCCTAAAACTATTACAGGTTCAGCCGCTATTAGACTAGTAGTGCTTGAAGCGCCAGTTAGTGTACCTACTGCTGTATCTATAGTAGTTGCTAGGGTAGTGGTATCAGAAAACTGCTTCGGACTAAAAGGTCCAACAATTTTGAACTTAGGGTCTATTGAAGCCATTAACTCACCACCCATGATAATTTTATGTAAACATTACCTAACATTGAAAAAGGCACTGAGTCAATGAGAGTATTAGTATCACTACTCTCTCCCAAAGACCCAGCAGCCGTATTTATTGTAGCAGCCAATGTAGTAGTATCACTGAACTCTTTTGGGGAAAAGGGTCCAATAATTTTGTACGATGTTGCTATGTTAGCCACTTAATCACCGCCTTAATTGCGGCGACCAAATGCGTACCATGTTCCATCTTGACCTGCAACACTTTGTATTACTAATGTAGAGCCGTTGATGAGGGAGAAAACTCCGTCAACTCCAGCCCCTGTGCCAGCAGTAGAAGAGCCAGCATTTGCGCTCGCTCCTATAATTCCTGCTAACATTGAAGAAAGGTCGATGTTTCCACCTGTATCACTTCCTCCATTAGTAAAAGTTCCAGTAACCATCAAAAGGTCACCAATGTAATGCGGTCTTGTGTCTATTGTACTTGCAAATGCCATAATTTATCACTCCATATTATTATCTGTTGTTTCTTCCACAACGGGTTCTTCTATAACTTCTTCTATAACTTCTTCCTCTATTACTGGTTCTTCAATAACTTCTGGTTCTACTATAGGTGGGTTTAGATGAGAATCTACCATTGCTAAAAGAGATGTTTTTGTTCTGTATGAGCCGGACAAGTCTACTCCTTGTTCACCGAGCCATTTGACAATGGCACCCCGACGCCATGAAGCGTCAGGTATACCATCATTTCCTTCGTCTCTGTGAACTGCTTCACTTCCTTCTACGGTGAAATAAGGGGTAACTAAGTATCGGCTGAACTCGTCAACCCATGCTTGAGTTACTTCCCTTACTTCTCCGCGTGTAAAGTCCGGGCTATACGCATCAGGGCTTCTTCTATAGAAAGAAGGGCCATTATATCGTACAGTCGGCATACTTTATCCACCTTATTCTACAATCATCCAGCATGTAACTAATGCATCAGATGTGGATGTAACCTTGAAAGTAGCAACACCAGCACTGCTGATTGCTTGTTTTAATGTTACACCTGCTGCTGCTGTAGAATTGTCTCCAATTATTACAGCCTTAATTTTTGTAGCATCCCCACTTAGAGTAAGGGTTTCATCGTTAGCAAGTGCTGTAGTGAATCTACCGCATACTAACTTTGCACCACCTGTTGCGTTTGTTGTGTTACTGTTTTTTGCTTGGAATCCGTCAAGAGAGCCGGGATATGAATCCGCTGCTGCTCCGCCGTCTAACCATGCTGTGTCGTCTACTGATGTTCCTGCGTATAAGTCCAGAGCGAAATCCTCTGTAAATACCGCACTCGCGCTTGTTGTATATGTAATTGCCATATTTCATCATCTCCTGTTTATTGTAGGTCCCTCACACTACCATGAGCACCAAAGAAAGTAGTCCATACTTCACCCATGGTTCGGTATAGTCCTTCTTGGCCCAGTCTGTTAATTGCGAATGGGTCACCTGTTTCGATACCACTCTCATAATATTGTGTTGGAATTGCTGTACTAAAGTAAACGTAGTCTGTATCTAAGAAGTACATTCTACTGATTCCGTCTTTAGGTACGTCCTTGGAAGGAATGATTGGAACACCGTTGTATGTTGCAACAATGAAACCAGCCTCGATTCCCGGTACACCCTTTACTCCGTTGTAAGTAGGTGTAACTCTCTTCTCTTCCATGAATCTCTGTTGTGACTGCAATAGTTGTTGTAGTCTCATTAGAGTATCATATCCAGTTAGAATAACTTTCGGGTTTCCTCCACGTTCCCAGATGTTCTGGAAAAGTGTATCTAATTGGTCCAAAGAAAGGTTCCTGTTAGCACTGCTTGCGTCTGCGTTATCTTCAGCAAAAGCCCAAGTGTTAGCACTTCGGTCAATTGAGTAAATATCTTCGTCACCAGCATCGTAGTGAGTACCAGCAGCCATTTGGTTGTTACCGACAGTAATTCTATCCAAAGATTCGAAGTTGTTAGCAGCAACGGTAGAAGCATCTGTTAGAAGCATCTTGTTTACCATTTCTGCGTGGTGCTTACCCATCTCTTCTTTCATTACTGAACGAATGTCACCAAGACCGTCATCCTTGTCTGCAAGGAAGATTGCTGTTTCAGACATATCGAATGTGTGAGCAATGGTCTTTGGCTTTGCTGCAACATGCTGGAAAGTAGGCTTTACAGTCTCAGGTAGTGTTGCGTTTTCTGCAACTCCACCGTGTAGAGCACCGCCGTTAGGCTTTCCAGTAATTACACGCCATCCAGAACGGTCCCAAGGTCTCTTTGGTAGAATAGAGAACGCATTGAACTCTTGGTTCAGTTGCGACCATACTTTTCTACCATAGATTGCTTGGTAAGTACCAGCGGTTGTGGATAGCATTGGGCTATCCGATTTCAGTAGTTCGCTACCAGAGTATGAGTAACCCATTGAGTTACCTGCACCATAGTAGTATCTTTCCATATCAGTTATTGTTCGTACATAATTTCTTGCCATTTTTCATCATCTCCTGTTTTATGCACTCCTAAATGCGCTGTTTGCAAGGTTGTGCACCTCATCCCATGACATTTCTGCCAAATCTTCTGTAGAAGGAACGTTAATTGAAGGAACAGAATCTGCACTCTTTGCAAGTGTTTCACCTGTTTCTGCTGGTGTTGTGATTGAATCAATTCTCTCAGATAGAGAAGAAATTGCTTTTGAAATCTCATCTAATGGTCCACGAGCGTCAAATTCCATTGCAGTTGCTTTGGTAATTTCTGCTGTTCTTTCTGAATCATATCGGCTTGCGAAGTTATGTTCAAGGGATTTGCGTAGTTCCGCTTCTTCCATTGCTGCTTTGTAAACTTCGTATGCAGCCTCTACATCAGATGTAGATACCATATCAGGAGTTAAGAAATCGGATTTTGCAACTTTTCCACCACTACCAGTAGTTTTACCTACAGCGTTAGTAGAAGGTGCACCGTTTTCTTGAGCACGACCTTTAACTTGAGCCGCGAAATAATCAGCACCATCGCCGATTGCTTCAGGGGTTGAGCCAAGGTTTGCTTTTTCGAGTCCATCGAAGTGACTTCTTGCTCCATAAACATCGACTCCAGCACTCTTTAGAGTGTCTTCCATCCAGTTCAGGTATTCAGAAGTAATAACATCAGAAAACTCTGACTTTTCTACGTCAGCATCTTCTTTCTTTTTGTCATCTTTTGCTTCTTTTTCATCGGCTTTCTCGGGTTTGTCTCCCTTCTTGTCCATCGCTTCTTTCAGAGCAGGAGGCATTGCTTTCTCCATATCATCAAGGCGACCTTCAAGGCGAGACAAGACATCAGTCATTTGCGTCATAACATTATCATCGTTTGTCATATTTTTCACCATTTGGTCTTGTTTCAATATCCTAAAGGTGGCCTCAGGATTGATGCCCCTCTCACATATTGTAATCTCGTGAAGTTCTAGTTTGCTGATTTCTTGGTAATCACCGTGTTCAGCGTCTGATTTTCGAACACGCTTGAAAGCCTGTCCTCCAATACTAAAACCACGAAGCGAACCCTTTCTTATTTCTGCGGCGACTTCTTTCGCCTTCTCAATG